GTAAAGTCTACATACGCTGTAGTACCTGAAGTAGCAATGGTAGCACCATCAAGAACCTGTCCTCCTGCAGAGTAACCTGTTCCAGATGCTTCATCACTATTGCCAGTTACATCAGAGTAATTTGTAGTAGCTGCTCCATAAGTACCAGAAGGGCTATCTTTAATGAGAGCAAGCTTAATGCTATCTGTATCTAAATCGTGAGTACCTCCGAGTAACTCAGATTTAAATGTAGTACACATTGCAGTAGTGATTGCCATCACTTATCTCCTTAATTCATGTGCATATGGAGGTGGCACTACACCACCCCCATACACTTTAATGCACGTCTAATTAAGACGCTTGATCACGCGAAACTTCAGCCGCAAGTTCTTGTGCGCCGTTTGTATCGACAACACAAGCAACTATTCTCAAACGACCTTCCGTTACGTCAGCCGAAGCTGCAATAAGTTTAACGTCAATCGTATCTGTTGCAGTTACATGTTGCGTAAACTGAATAGTACCAGAGGTTGTCATTGCGGAACCGTTAGTTCCTGAAGCAAGAAAACCTGTGCTAGTCACGTCACCACCGTCAACAATGTCATCGCCTTCAGCAAAGTCAATGTCTACAGTTGGTGTAGTTCCGTTGAAAGCTTTAAGAACTTCCGCACCAGCAAATAGTACCATTGTATTGGCTGGAATTTCAAGAACTTGAAAGATGTCACCGTTTACACAAGAGTAATCAGTAATCTTTTCAATATCAAGAATCGCCTCAACCATACGTAAGTTTAAGCCACTTCGACTTGCAGGAAGCGCAGCAATTGAATTGGACGCAACACCAGCAGTCGCAGAGGAAGTCATATCATATGTAGCCATAGTTCAATCCTCCCCTTAAAGTGCAGAAACATATATGGCATTAACAAGGGACTCCGGACGGAGAATCTTGCGGCCATATAAATGCATACCACGAACAATGTCAGCAAAGCTGTCAGGGTCACGGTAGGTTTCAGTCTTGTTGATCTGCTCTGCAGTGGCAACCGCACCAGAGTGACCCGCAACAATAACACCATAGTGGGTGCTACCTGTAGCAGTTGATCCAGTTGGACCGTCACCTTTTTCAGGCAGGTTGTTTGACATATAGACTTTGAAACCATGAATGTTGTTGAAGACTAGCCCGTTTTGCAAGCCAGACCCACCGAAGTCAGAATCCAAAAGACGAGAATCTTCATCTTTAAGAAGTTCCGCAAACACGGGGTCAACGACAAGCCAACGATTGCTCGTGTCAACATTTTGCTGATCAAGCTTACGCGACATACGAGCGATAACTTGAAGCGGCGTAGCGTTAGCTGTTGTCACATTCAAAGTATCACCACCTGTACGTGGCTTGACAACAATGGAGTTCCCTGAAGAACCACCGTTGAAGTCACTAGCGTCCAGTTTCATGCTGGTAAGAAGTTCGTCTGATCCAGCCGTATCAACCGCTTTGCTGCCATTGACAACATCGTTAGCGGTATCAGCACGACTGCTAAGAGCAGACTGTTTAAAACCAGAAAGATAACCAAGTACGTCTTGGTCAAACTGATCAGCAAGTCGATACGCCGCGCGATCTGACGCAACCGACTGGAAGTTCACATGACTGTGAGCTTCTTCAATGTCATCAACCTTGAAAGCAAAGTAGTTAGCTTTGTCAATCGTAAGGCTGAAGTCTTCATCGTCAAGGTCTTGCGGCGTGATTTGAGTACCACGAGCATATTCCTTAACTGTAATTTCGGGTTCCTTGATAATCTTAACGGAATCACCCATATTGGCAATCTCACCAAAGTAATCGTTATTGGTGATCGCCTCAACAACAGATGCCTTGCGGAAAGCAAGTTGCACCTGTTTGCTGTAAATGACGGGTGAAAAATTGCCGTTAGGAAGATTACCATACCCGGCAGCGGTATTAAATGCCATTGTATAATCTCCTAGTTTAGCATTATTACAGATGCAAACTAACCAGACTCATCAGGGGCTGATTCACTACGGGTGCATTATAACGTAAGTTGGCCTACCTACATAATAACGGGCCGTGTTCGTCAGGTAATCCGAAGACTGAATGTTGTTTGCTGGACAGTAGTAAATGTGATAGCTACTCGACATAGACTACTGATGACTATAGTTATACTTACAGATAACCATTTGTCAACTGTTTTTATCTGGCAGAACCAGATACATCATAGATAAACTTTCCTGAACGAATAGCTTCC